AATCCTCTTCGAATAGTATATGGTTTCCTACAGTGATAAGGTGTTTAAGTTCGGCTATACCATCACCATCTCTATCAACTCTAATCCATGACTCTGTCAATGTGACCAGTTGATTAGCTTCTAATGGATAACCTGATTTACCTTCATATCCTTGCCAATAACGTTGTCCTGTTATTTCTTTTCTTGCAGCAACATCTTCGCTGTAGTTTCCACTACCCAGCCAATCGTCACCTGTATCTAATTCAGCCCATTCCTCTTCTGTTATACTATCTCCCCACTCAGGATAATATTGTCTGACTTCTGATCTTGTCATTTCAGACTGTATACCTACGTAGTTAGCATCCTCTATTTCTCTAGCTTCATTAGATATTCTAAATGATTCAGGTGGAATACACTCTAACTTGATTCTGCTTTTGTCTATCTTTTTCCTTAGTCTAACGTCTATATAAGAGATCGTTTCCGAAGTGGGATTGAGCGTTAGCTCGTTGACGATTTCGATATTTTCATCTGCAAGGATTTCATCTAACTTAGCTTCATCGATTTCATCAAACTCTTCAATGACGTAATCGTAATCTTCAATGTAATCCCATCTTATAATAGCATTCTTCCAAAGTAAAGAAGACTTCATCCAAGTCTGGAGTATCTCCCATCCTTTATTCTTTTTAAATATGCAGTAGTTTACTACATTACTAGCATCCTTTGCAGCTTGATAAGCTCCAGGAGTGTCATCATAGGGGACAAACCTAGCTAACTTACCGTTACTTAAAAATAAGTCTGATAAGACTGCTGTGTATGCTTCAATTACTTCTGTTGTGCTTGTGTCAACTATGGTACTCACACCTTGAGGTGCAAGGTGATCCATTGCCACACCAGCGTATTCATATGTACTCTTTAATCTCTCACGAGAAAGATCTGAACTATTTAGCCAATCGCCACTACTAGCTTGTATGCCAGCATCGATTTGGACTATGAGCTGTTCATCATCAACAGCTTCTTTATATCCGCCATAATTCATACTCATAGCGTGCCTCTTCCAGTGTATATAGGTTTACTGGCTTCCATAACTTTCTTTTCATACTTTCCAGGCTTAGATAATTCTGCTTTTCTTTTGACTTTGTTTTTTGCTGGACTACTTTGTGTTACATTCTGAATGTATCTAGTTGCTGTTGTTTTCATTTGAGACTCCTGCTCTTAGTATTTTACGACCTCTAAAAAACACTATTGTGTTTATACAAGTATTTATGGTTATGGCTACAACTAGCCAAGCTTCCCACCATTCCATTAGCACTTCCATCTTCTCCTTGCTGCTTTGCCTCTTTCACCTGTCCATCCTTTAGATCTGGCACAGAATGATTTTCTTCTCTTTGCATCTTTACTTCCAGGTTTTACTTTACCTGTGACTGCTGTTTTTAGCTTACTTCCAGGATTATCTCTCCTGTACTTGGCTACACCTTTGGCAGTCATACCAGCACCTTCTTTGACTGAAAGCTTGTGTCCACCGCCTACTGTTTGACCTTTCATTGTTCCTTTACTTTTCTTTAAAGGAACTACTTTTTTTCTTTCTGACATAGTTCCTCTCCTATTTTTTACTCATCCAAGCGGTTGTACCCATGTATGCACCAACAATACCAGCTCCACTAAGGTAAAAGAGATTACTGATATCTGAGAGTGCTTCTACTCTTTCTAGTGGTATAAAAAACATAGCTGCAGTAAATGCACCCATGGCTATCAAAGTTGATCTTGCCATACGCAGTTGTGCCAGTTGTTTTCTTAAAGCTGTTTCTGTTTCTTTAATAGTCTTAACATGAGATAATTCTTCATCACTCACAATACCATCGCCATCCTCATCGTATTCTTCATACTTACTTCCTTTCTGTAGTTTTTTCATAAGCTTCTTTTATCTCTTTTATAGTTCTAAAACAACCTAGACATATTCCTTTTTCGTCTAACCGACAAAGACCTATGCATGGTGTGTTCATCTTTATCTCCTAGTTAACTGTGGATTTGAAAATATACTAAATGGCATTGGTCCAGCTTTAGGATTTTTCATGAATTCTATTGCCTCTTCTGGGCTTAATATATATTGAGTTTGACCTCCAGCATATCCCATATTTTTATCTATAATACTTCTTTTTCCACCAATAGGTGTTTGAGCACCAAAACCCATAACAACACCATCTGGTCCAGCATATACTTTAGCTACTTCTGGGTTATCTGAAAAATATACATCTCCTTTAGTTTTGCCTTCTTGCATTTGTTTTGCTACAGCTGGTTTTTGTCCTGTATAGTATATATCTAAATCTTTAAATTCTGGTTTATTTTTTCTTATAGTTTCATTCATAGGATGATCAAAAAATTTTGATAAACCTTTTTTTATAATACCTTTAGTAGCTGTTATAAGTGTACCTTTAGAGTTATACTGAGGGGACAGTGGTCCTTTAAAAAGATTTTTTAAACCTTTATATCCACCTTTTATTCCTTTCATAACTAGTGGTGGTAAGACCATTGAGCCTAATCCAACAACCGTACCAGCCAAACCTTCTGCTATCATCTCATCAGTGTCACCTTTTTGATAAGCATCATACATATTTTTTCCTGTTACTAAAGGAAACAAAGGTGTGTATGAAGCCATATCCTTAAATTTCTCTGCAGCTTCAGGCGAATTTCTATAGTCTTCTCTTGATTTTTTAACTGCTTCACTTTTTGCATAAGCCTTTGGCTGGTACTTTTTCTTCATTTCTTTAAGCATATCGGAATAAGCATTTATATTTGGTTTTTTACCTAATGGTCCTGATGGTCTATCCATAATATTCTCCGTAGTAATGGGCTTTTCCTACCCTTTGCAGCCCAGACAAAGTGAGGACAATGGTAGATAAGTGGGTTGGGTACTAACGCACCCTTCCTTAGTGAACAGATCCGAGTTTATCTAACTCAGCCTGTAATTCTTCATCACTGAGATCACCTGCATCTATATTAGTCTGTGTGACATCTTGTCTAGAAAGTTTTGGTGCTTGATATTCAGCAAGTATGCTAGCTACTTTTACTATTTGCTCTGAATCATCATCTTCCATAGCTCTTACTAAAACATAGTTAAGTGCTTCTATAGCATTTGGTGCATCGTCACCCATAGACTTCATAGCCATTATAGTGTTCTTTGCAAGTTCTCTTTGTTCTTTATTTTTTCTACGAGTCTCTAATCCTCTCAATCGATATTCATTAGCCATCTCTGAGGACTGTATTTTTTCTAGATTAGATAGAGACTTTTCACTGGGTTTTACAGCCATGTCGTTGTATCCTCCTGTATAGTTCCGATCTTATCTTTCCAAGATACAAGATCATTGGTTAATCTGTGTTGATGTGTTCTATATGCCTCAAATGCAATAGCCAAAGCCATAACAGTGTCATCATAGTTTCCTGCAAGAGCATTTGTACTCCCATTCTCAGCCGACACATATGTACGAAGTTCTGAGACAATAATATCACTGTGTATTTCTATATCGTGTTCTTCAATAGCTCTCTTAAGGTTACCTATAATCATTGGTTTAGTCGATATTGTTGTTCTAAATCCAGGTTTACTACCTTCATCATTGAGAAGTGTGGCTGCTTTAGTTTGATAGTATAGATTGACATAGTTCATTTGTTTTAATCTATTTAATGTGGCTATACCCAAGCTATTACTCTCTACAGCTAATAGTGCGTTGTTAAAATAGCGACCCAAGTAGAACAGTATATCACCAAATACAGAAGGATCAATGTAATTATCTCTGAATAATGCACAAACTTCCCTCTCTTTATTAAGTATCACTGCTGTACTGTAGTCTTGACCCACCCCTAGAGAGACATCTGCTCCTATTATGAACCTATCTTCAAACTTTGGAGCTTTCCACATTTCAAGGTGACCATTTCGGTTATCTTCGAAGTAACTGCTCTCATAATCAAAGGCTCTGGTGTAATCTGGTGCTTTAACCTCATACATTTGTACTATTTCTTGGTCAAAAACACTATTACCAGTGACTAAAAAGGCTTCTTCGGCACTAGCTGGGTACTCTTGTATAAACTTTTTCTCCCCACTCTCACCTATTTTTAGCCTTCTCCAGTATAGTTGGTCATTATCTAGTGAATAGTTCTCAACAAGCTCTTCTTCTTCCTCTGTTAACTCAAATCCTTCAGGAGCTTCCCTACGATATTCTGGAGTTATATACCAAGGTAAGAAAATAGGTACGTATTCGTTGTCACCGTTTATCGCCCCTTGGAATAATCTAAAGAATTCTCCACTAGCTCCGTTAGCTGTGCTCTCTAGTATAACTTCCGTCTCGTTTTCCTGACTAATTCCTTGGAAGAGTCCAGCCAATATCTGTTCATCGAACTGCCAAAAGGCGACCTCAGATAAATGTGCGATTGTCG